CTCCATTGACGACGATAGTCAGGGCTGGTAGGAATATACAACACACCAAGCCTAAGGTTAGGTACAGTCACACCGAAGTGATAGTAAGCGGAGACTTGGAACAAGTGTTCAGGCTTAGGTCCATCTAGAAACGAGAGGCTCGCACCACTAATAGTCTTATAGTCCAGTAGCCAGTACTCTGTGTCAGGTGTCTCCAAGTAAGCATCAGCGGTACCCATCCATTCGAATGCCATATCAGTACCAGTATAATAAATAGGCTGCTCACTAATATAATTCCACTCGTCTACATCTTCCATGATTCCGTGGATTGCTTCATGGACTGCCGTACCCTGCATAAGTGGAAAGGTATTAGCCCAATGTTTAATAGTATGAGGCTTAGAATGAAACCGCCCAATGGCAGTATGCCTATCGTTAGTAAGATCACTAGAGAAATGTAGATACTCATCAACACGAGGCTCACTAATCTTCCACTTAATAATATCAACTAGTTCCTTCATCATTCTCCTCTAGTGTTTCAGTAAACTTAACGAGTGTCTCACCATCAGCATCATACACATGACCAAGCACATAATTATTAATCTTCACAAACTCTAGGCTTGCCACCTGCTGACCTTTACAAAAAACACCACATACAATGCCACGATCAGTATCACGAGTAGCAACATTAATTACCCCCATTCTTTCGAGCCTCCTTAGCAGCCTGCTTCTTAGCACCACGCTCAAGACGCTTACGCATATTCTCCTCCAACTTAGCCTTCTTCATACCCTTAATGGTAGCCACTATACTTTCTCCTTAGGTTTAAATTTAATACACGTTGCAATGAAACCAGACTTACCACTAGCCGATGGGTTCCGACGATAAGCATACACCTTATAGCCAGCATCATACAGCAAGTCAGTAGCGCCACACAATCCATCTACCTGACCCAACTTAACACCATCAGCAGCAACATTCCACTTCTCATTCTTACTACGTTTAACAGTAGCCTCTACCATATTCTTACGCTTACTCATCAATGTCCTTGATAACTACAGTACCATCATCATGTATAGTAATATACTGTGCCTTAAGATCATATAACTTCTCTCTCATATCTTGGATAATAATCTCTATCTCATTATCCCATTCATAAGTATTCATATAATCCTCACTAGTCATAATATATATCCTTTCGTAGTTACTATAACGCTAAGTGTACCATATTTATTCCCTAATGTCAAGAGATATTTACAATACTATTACACATAAGCATTACTTATACTACTCACTACCACCGTAACTGATAAACTGCTCGTCTAACCTACCCTTTTCATTGAGCGCATCACAGATAGTATGTGCCTGTTCCTGACTGGAACACTCAGCAATACCTAGGTATAGGTCGAACGGATCTTCGCAAATCAGTACGAAATAAGACTCACCAATCAACGCAACAATAGCATTAGTCATTACACTTCCTCATACTCGTGAGCAACAATAGAAATATTCTGCAACACATACTCTATAAAGTCTGCGGGAATATTCCCATTAACAATAGAGTCGGGATCGTCAGTCTCATAATCAACATGCACATACATAGCCTCAAACGAAGGCTCGAAGATTAACTCTACATCAAACGAATAGTCTTTGATCATGCTGCACCACCACGGTAAGCAATCCAAACAGCAGCCTGAGTATCACGAGGAGTCATACCAAACACATCAGCAAGACTATGACAAGCCTCCGTAACCTCACTACGAATCTTCTTAGTCACATCACTACCATAACCAGCAGCATAAGACATGATACTATCCACCGTGACGGGCTGAGTATGCCCAAGAATATTCAGGTAAAAGTTACTAACCTTCTCACCAGTCACCAACTTAGAGTAGTAACGATCCGTCATTACCTGAGTACCCTTACGAGCATTAGCACCAAGAATACCATACGACGACTGTCGCATATACTCAGGCACAAACGAGTCAGCAACAATACTATACGTTGCCTCTACATTCTTACCCCAACGAGCACGAGGAGAAGTGACCGCCATGACAGCAGCAACACGCTGAGCAGACACACCATACTCTTTGGATACATTAAGGCAATGAGTCCACGCCTCAGGATACCACGCCTGTCCCTCAATAGCAGCCTGCTCGATACCATAAGCATCAACAATACGATAGAACTTGTTGGCAATACTAGACATTTGCAATCTCCTTAAGATTAGCATTGAGCCACTCGGTAGTGAGTGTCATCATTTCACCTTCATCATCACAGTCACCGACAATAAGCATGTTGCCAGCAATCCAATCATCACCATAGATAGCATTATGAGCATGAGCAATATCAGTAGCAACCTGATTCTTGGGCAGCCCTTCCAACTTGCCTTCCTCATTTACATAAGCCGTAGCACCATCAAGATACACAGGCTCAATATAACCATGCACCACACCAACCATATCATCGTAAGTCATAACTTCGGGCAACTCCCGGACTACCTTCATTCCACTAGGCGTAATCACTGCATAAGTAAACATTATACTTCCTCGATTTCTACTTTAGTAACATTACCAACACCAACACTCGTATAATCCAGATAATAAGACTCAATACCATCCAAACCTACCATAGTAATACCCTCATCAATAGCAGAAAGCAAACTACTACTAACAACCCTAGCAGTAATACTAACCGGAACAGTAAAGGTAACATAATAAGCATCCATTATAACTCCAATCCATAAGTAGGAAACGAATCATCACTAGCCTCATCACAATAAGTATACCAGTCAGACAAATGCTCAGCATAAAACTCATCAGGTACACGGTAATCCTCAAACGTACTACGCTCAACCTCATCAGTATCAGCCCAATAAGCCTCAGTCACATCATCCAACATACGATCATAAGCCAGATCACTCAGATCATTCACCATTCCAACCTCCTTTATCTCTCTATATAAATACTCTTCACTTCGTTCAGAGTATTTATTAGAGAGTATATAATCAGCAGCCTCTTTACGCAACTGCATAAGTGTTCTCCATAATCATATCAGCAGCGTAACTAGCAGCGTTAGCCGCAGAGAACAGCAACTTAGGCTCATCCTTACAACGCTTAGCCCATGCCTTCAGGTAAGCAGCAGACTGAGAATCATCAAGTGGGACACCAGTATTAGCACACATAAACGCGGAAGCAAACTCAGCAATCAATTCTTCTTTCGCATAGTTATCACCAGTAACACGGGCTTCTCCTCCTCTATCACTATTATCTAGCCGATTAGTACGAGACTTGTGACCAGTACTATGCGCCATTTCGTGAAACATAGTATGGTAGTACGCTTCTAGCGACTCGAACTGGTCAAGGTCAGGCATCTCAATACGATCAAGATCAGAAATATAACATGCACGATCACCACCATGATGCAGCCCACCACCTAGAATATCACACCACTCAGTAGAGATAAGATCAGCCTCAGGATACCCATTATCCTCATGATCATAACCCTCAACCTCTACCTCAGGCAACTCGAAGGTATCAAGACCATCAATCTGCGAGCCGTTAAAAACCCTGTAGTAGCGCTGAAACCACGAAGTCTTAGTCTCAACCTCACCCGTAGACTCATCCTCAACGTCACGCTTAGTAGCCTTATTGTAGATGACGATGGTGGACTTGCTACCCTTCTTCACCTGCATACCTTCATCAAGGCTGTTCATTGTGTAGAATCGTGGATCATTCCAACCATTCTGCTCAACGAGAAAGGACAGGTACATGCTGTTAAACCCTGTGTATACACGGTTACTGACACCATTACGAGGCATCATCGCATCATTCCTACCACGAACAATCCATGGCTTAGACCATGGTGCCACACCAGATTCCATCAAGGCAATCAAACCTTCGGTAATCTCAGCGTGAACCTCTGCAATGTCAAACTTTTTCTTCATTTTGTTCCCCTTTATCTCTCTATATAATTACTCTTCACTTCGTTCAGAGTAATTATTAGAGAGTATATACCGTTGCCGAATTGACTTCTTGCACATGCGCTACATCATTCCAATCGTAACCCATGCCCTGCACATAATCCATAAGATCCTCTACAAAACCAGCCTCTTGTGCTACATACTCATACGATTCCAATGCCCAATAGTCAGCATGACTAAGCACATCATCATTCCACTCAATAACATACAACATATCTTCGTTCATTCTACAGCCCTTTCTAAGGGAGATAATAGGTACCCATGTGGGGTAGCCTATGTGACACACACAAACGCCTTAGGAGCCTCTACAGACCCCTTAGAATCGACGCTACCTACGTACCTGAGCCTCTTGCAAAGCAACATCAGCATTATGATGAGCCAAAGCATTCCAACTAGCATCATGGAAGTCTTCCCACTCACTCACAAACTCATCACTATCATCGTGAGGATTCACATACCACACCTCATAGAAACCATTATTACCGTCAATGATATGGTAATCTCCGATTACCCTACATGTAGCAAACATTATGCACACACCTTTCCATCCCGATCATCACCGGGCATCCGACTACTAGTTGGCAGTCCTTTAGGACTCACAATATCCGTAACATGACGCTTACCACGCTTAGCATAACCCCTACCAGTAGCAGCAAACTGAGCAGCCACCTTCACACTATGCACATCATCGTACACGATCACATCATATACACGATCCCCAATGACCGCGACGCGCGTCTCGCGGATTACGCGGTTTTGTTTACGAGCCTTACGCATATAGATTCCTTTCAGGAATGGACACGAACAGGGAGTTTAGCACACTTGACTCTACGAGTCAAGCCGTACCTTACGAGAGACTTTCACACGAGTCCCACCGACAACAACACTTACAGTGTTGTGACCCTTCTTGCCTTGCCGACCAACGATAGTAACAGAGTTACTATCCGACGTAGCCAAAGCAACGTAGCAAACTTTGCAAATGCCTTCGGCATTGACTCGGTAATGCTTTTTGGCAAAGCCACAGCAACGGCACTTGACTTTTTTGACGGCAACCTTCGGTTCCACAATCTCCTCCTTCGGAGCAACAGTCTCATCGTCTTCGACGATCTTCACACCAACCTCATCTTCGATGAGGTCATCCAACTCAACACCTTCGGTGTTCTCCATCAGTTCTTCGAACTGAGCCAACTCCTTCGGAGAAAGATTCTCCAACCATTCTTCGAATGCCAACTCAACTTCGTTGATGCTTCGGTTCAACATTTTCGGTCTCCTTTATCTCTCTATATAAAATATCTTCACTTCGTTCAGATATTTTATTAGAGAGTATATAAATCTCAGCCAGACCATCTTCGATGGTCAACGTGTATCTCAACGAAGTTGAGACAAAAATAGTATCGTAGATACTAAAAACCATATCGAAGATATGACCAACAAACCAACATAAACAAAACTTATATTACTCTGTAATATAAGACTATCACTACCTAAAGGTAGTGATAGAAGTAGTAATATCAATAGATATTACTATAATGTTTTGGTACTAAAACATTTTACAAACTTTGTTTGTAAAGAATTATTCTATTATATATAATAATAAGGGAACCTTATTATATATATATATAGTCCTCATCCAAAAATGTACGACCCTCAACGTATACACCCTCTAAGAGAGGGTATATACGAAATCCACAAACCTCAGGCTTCACAAAGTGAATACCAATACCCATCCCCCCTTTTACATACCCACACATATATATAATTACACTATTTGTATTTTTGGTTATTTTGTGTTTATAACTTATGTTGGGGGTTTTGTTTATTATTTGTGTTAAGGTTGTGTTAAGTTGTATTTAATTTGTTACTTTTGTGCTGTTGGTTTCGTATAGTATAGTAGAGGGGTTTATTTTTCTTCTTTCTTTTTTTTTTATTTTTATTCTTCTGGTGAAGGGATGTTATTGTTATGGCTTATACTGCTCCTAGTGCTGTTGTTGCTGCTCAGGCTATTACTGCTTCGTTGTATAATACTTATGTTAAGGATAATATTATTGATTTGAATGCTAGGTTGGGTCAGCAGGCGGGTATTTATACTACTGAGGCTGTTCGTGATGCGGCTATTACTAGTCCTACTGAGGGTATGGTGTGTTATTTGACGGCTCCTACTGTTCCGGCTGCTACTGGTACGACAACGATGATCCCGTCTGGTATTCGTACGGTGTATAATGGTTCTGTTTGGGTGTGTGTGACGGAGGTTGCGGCGACTACGCCAGCGTCGGGAACTACAACGAGTACTTCGTTTACGGCGACGCTTTCTGGTTCTCCGGGTACGAATCCGTCTGTGACGCTTGTTACTGGGACGACGGCGATGATTATGGTTCGTGCGGGTTTGCAGAATGGTACGGCTGGTTCGGCGGCTCTTTGTTCTGTGGCTGTGTCTGGCGCAACGACAAAAGCGGCGGCATTGGATGATCAGGGAATCGCGTTTCGTTCGGCAACGGCATCAAATGATGCTATTATTGGGTCAAGTGTAGTTATGTCTGGATTGACGGCAGGTACTAATACTTTCACTTTAAACTATGCAACGTCTAGTGCAAGTACGTCTACATTTGTGCGTCGTACGCTTGCTGTTCGTGGTATTGCTTAGTCTAGTATAAAAACTTAAGAAAGAAGAATTATGTTCGGAAGTAACGTACAACCAAAAAAGATTATTCGAGAATCTCCTAAAGAGTCTTGGAGTTGCATGAAGTGTAGTACGGAGAATAAGCGTTATATGGTTAAGTGTTCTTCTTGTGGTGAAAGGCGTGATGGCTAATTATAAGTGGTCGGATGATAAGTTGGATTCTACTGGTTTACAGGACATTATGCTTGGTTTTCCTGAGAAGATGGGTTGGTTTATCTCTAAGGGTTACTTGCCTCATTATTATCAGGCTTTGTTTCATTGTGATTCTAACGAGGAGAAGGTTACACGGTTCCGGCATCTTATTGCTGGTCGGCGCGGGGGCAAAACCTTGTCTGCTGCGTGGGAAGTACTCTTCTATTGCCTCTTTCCAAGCCAGTTTCACCTTGACGCTCATGGTAAAGAGAAGGATACACCCTTATGGGTATGGGCATTATCCTCATCCTACAAGGTTGGACGGCCTTCTTACATTACTTTTCGCAATATTTGTATTGATGCTGGTCTAGTAATCGGTAAAGACGTTAAAGAGAATAAGGGTGGCTTGCGTTTCGAGTTTGATAATGGTAGTATGGTCGAATTTAAGTCGGCTGAAGACCCCCAAGCCCTACGCGGCGCTGGACTAGACATTCTTTGGATGGACGAAGCAGCGTTTATCAGAGACGAAGAGGCTTGGAACGTAGTTAGACCATCCCTATCCGACAAGATGGGACTACTAATTACAACAACCACACCTAATCAGAAGAATTGGTTCTACGAAGAGTTCTTTTCTAAGGATTCTAAAGAGGATCTTACTAATAGTAGGGTAGAGTATCGTAGTATTGATAATCCTTACTTTGCTCGTAGTGAGTGGGAATACGTTAAGGCACGTTACCACCCATTATTGTTCAACCAAGAGTATTGTGCATCATTCGATTCTATGGCAGGCCGCGACTTGTCTGGAGAATGGCTCAAATACTACGAGGACGATGATCTTCCTCGCAATGAGGACGGATCTAAGAAGAAACTCCGCGTATACATCGGAGTAGACCCTGCCATTAGTACGAGTATTCGTGCAGACAGGTTTGTTCTTACCGTCATCGGGGTTGCTGACTCTAATGAGGTCTTCTTGTTAGAACAATTAGCGGCTCGTATACCTTTTGTGGATCAGTTAGAGCGTATTGAAGAGTATTATATTAAATGGAAGCCTGAAATCATCGGCATCGAGTCGAACGCATATCAGGCCGCGCTTGTTCAGCAGGTTGAACGATTATCTTCGATGCCTCCGGTTATTCCTATGCTTGCTCGCGGCAAGAAGTACGAACGTATCCTCGCAATGAGTCCATTGTTCCGTATCGGTAAGATTCGTATTAAACGAGAACACCGAGACTTCATTGACGAGTGGATTAATTATGATGCTAGTGTAAGCAACTCTAAAGACGACTGTTTAGACAGTATGGAGATAGCGTTGCGTACGGCTGGTGCTCTTCTTGGAGAGTCTTTATTTATTGAAGCGCCAGAAGAAACACACGGTTTACCCCGATGGGTACTAGACGATAGGCCCGGAGTTGGTAAAAAAGAAGATCGTTACATTGATGAAGTTATGGGGAGTTTATGGTGAGTAATCTTACAGAGTTTAGTATTTACGCTACTGGTGCGGATGCGATCACAGGAGAACGTATCTCGCCGGGAGAAAGCGTACTAGATACTAACATTAACAATAGTGTCACGCCTTACATGACGGACACTCTTACACGATTCGTTAAGGAGTCTACAATTGTTTGGTTGGCAGAGTCGGCAGGATACACTCTTACTCGAAGTGATGCGGGAAATCCTAGCGACACAGAAGACTTGGGTGGAGAAGATGCTATTGTTGGAGGAGGAGAAACTCCGACTAGAAACCCTAAGGTTAGAGGGAAGTCGCCCGTTAAGTGATGTTCCTATGGGACAACTTCGCGTTAACGAGGATGAGCAAGATGCAGACTGGGCTTTAAATACTGGACTAATTAGTCCGTCTGAGTATAAAGAATTATTGTCAAAGGCGGGACTTTCGCCTGACGAGGTAGAGTTTCTATAAATATTAGAGGGGAGTGTGATCCGTACTGTTTTGGATGAAGCATTGATGATTGAGAATGGTGATGAGTTCCCTCCCGCTTCGGGGCTAGTTAAGCGTGTCGATGAGTTGGTGCGTCAGCGAGAGTTGTTGGAGCGTCAATGGAAACTAAACTTAGCCTTCTTTAAGGGTAAGCAGTACGTTTTTTATAATCGGCGTAGTCGTCGTATTGAGAGTATGCCTACTGATGATGGTGATAAGCCTCGTTATCGTGTGCGTCTGGTTGCTAATCAGATTGCTCCGCATACTATGAGTCTTCTTAGTCGGTTAACTAAGACTAAGCCTACTTTTTTTGCTACTCCGGGTCAGGCTTCTTATGAGGCTATTAAGGCTACTGAGGTTGCTGAGACTCTGCTTGATTTCTGGTGGGATAAGTTTAATCTTAGTGAGAAGCGTGAAGAAGCGATTATGTGGGGTATCATTTGTGGTAATGGTTTCTGGAAGGTTAGTTGGGATACAACGGTTGGTTCTAGTATTAAGTTGATGATTAATCCTCAGGGCCAGCCTATTCTTAGCCCTCTTGTTGAACACTTTTTTCGTGACGAGTTGGAGAAGTCTGGTATGGATCCAAGGATGTTTGAGAAGGAAGTCTTTGAAGGGGAGATTAGGGTTGATGTTCTTGCTCCTTTTGATGTTCTTCTTGATGATACTGCTCAGGTGTTTGAGGATTGTAAGTATGCTATTTGTATGCATCCGATGAGTAGTGAGGAGATTTATACTCGTTATGGTGCGCGGTTGAAGGCTAATGCTGTTAATCAGTATCCCGATGAGACTCTTCCGGGTACTTATAATATGAGTGCTGGTAAGACTAAAGAGAATGTGCGTGTTGTTTATTATGGTTACTTCTTGCCTACGGCTGATAAGCCTGAGGGTAGGTATGTGGTGTTTGTTAAGTCTCCTGATATTGTGTTGTATGATGGTCCTTGGCCTTATCCGTTTAAAATGCTTCCTCTTGTTAAGTTTCCGGGTATGCGTGTGCCGGGTCAGTTGTATGATTCGAGTGTTGTTGAGCAGGCTATTCCTCTTCAGAAGGAATTGAATCGTACGCTTAGTCAGATGATTGAGTATAAGAATCTTACGTTGAAGCCGCAGATGTTGGCTCCGGTTGGTTCTTTGCGTCAGCGTATGACTGATGAGCCGGGTGCTATCTTTGAGTATAATCCGGTTGCTGGTAAGGTGCCTGAGGCTATTCCTCTTCCGGGTTTACCATCGTATGTGTTTGATCATGTTCAGGATCTTGGTCAGCGTATTCGTGATACGTTTGGTTTGAATGAGATTCTTCAGGGTGATGTGCCGCCTAACGTGGAGGCCGGTGTCGCTATCGACTTGTTGCAAGAAGCAGCAACGGATCGTCATGCTCCACAGATCCTTATGCTTGAGAAGTCTCTGGAACGTGCTGGTAACATGATGCTTCAGTTGGCTCAGAAGTATTATACTGAGCCGCGTATGCTGGTTATTAATGGTGCTGGTAGTCGTCCTAAGATTGAGCGTTTTGAGTCTGCGGATATTATTGCTGGTGTTGGTGTTCGTGTGGAGACTGGTTCCGGGTTGCCTCGTACTCGTGCGGGTAAGCAGGCGCGTGTTATGCAGATGCTTCAGATGGGGCTTCTTACTCCTACTAAGGCGTATAAGTATCTTGATATGGCTGACTTCAAGTCGCTTCAGGCACAGTTTCAGGCTGATGAGGAGCAGGCTAGTCGTGAGCATGATAAGTTGATGGATGGTGGTGTCGTTAATGAGGCTGCTGCGCGTATGGCTCAGGAGCAACTTATGGTGAGTATGATGCAGGTTGATCCGAATACTGGACAACCGATGCCTATTGATCCTGCTGCGTTGCAGGCTAGTGTTGAGGCTGGGTTGCAACCGTTGGCGTATGAGAATAAAAATATTCATTTGGAGCAGCATGGTTTGTATATGAAGTCTCCAGAGTTTGAGGATCTTCCGTCTGATGTGCGTGATCGTTTCTATAAGCATTACGAGTTGACACAAATGGCGTTGACGAGTGAGACTGTTCCGCAGGGTTCGGCTCCTCGTGTGTCGTACCAGTTCCGTGGCGCTGTTGGGCCTACGGCTACTAGTAAGATTCTTGCTCAGGGTGGCGTGTCGGGTGTTACGCCTGAAGAATTGCTTGAGCCGAGTCTTGATACGGTGGTTATTGATAATAAGGATAAGCCTAATGCTGAAGGTCAGCCGGGTAATCAGGTTATGGATTATCAGCAGAAACAGTTGCAGGATCTTATTACACAGGATTCGAAGGATCAACAGGCTTTGTCTTTTGAAAGGGAGAAGGCGGCGATTAAACGTGTCTAAGCGTATTGAGTGGACTGATGAGGCTCGTGCTGCGGTCTATGTGCAATGGATTGCTAATGAGAAGAATATTCAACGTACTGCTAAGGATGTTGGTATGGGTACGAGTACTCTTGCTTATTGGGTTAAGGGGTGGAAGAAGGATGGTCCTCCTCCGGGTATTGATGGTAAGATTAGTAGTGCTGCGTATGAGTTTGTGAATCATGCTAGTCGTGTTCGTGAGGATGCGATGAAGAAGTTGGAGGAACTTATTCCTCAGGCTGAGGTTCGTCAACTTAGTGCTATTGCTACTGTTGTGGGTATTATGGATGATAAGATTAGGCTTGCTAGTGGGCTTGCTACAAGGCGTACGGAAAATACGCATGTGCTTCCTAGTAAGGCTGAGATGAAGGAACTTATGGGTTCCTTTGTAGATACCTTGATTACTAGTGCAGAGGATCGCTCTGCCGTTGTGGTTGAGGGAGAGGTAGAACTTGAGCAACCAGAATCGTCTGGACTCTTACAGTTGAAAGGCTGAGTTTTGTTATGAGTGATGTTGATATGAGTGGCGCTATTGAAGCGTTACAGTCGGAACTTCCTGATAATATGGATGCTCCGACAAACTTGGATGAAGGTTTTGTTGAGGATCAACCCGCAGGTGATGTGGAATCTTTTACTGGCTTTAATCCTAGTGATCTTCCCGAAGACTTACAGTCGGTTTATCGTTCTATGCAGGGCGATTATACTCGTAAGACTCAGGAGATTGCAGAGTTGCGTCGTACCTATGAAGGCTACGATGTGTTCTCTGAGGCTGGTGTTGATCCGAATTATGCGCTACAAGCCGCCGACTTCTATAGGAAACTGGATACAGACCCACAATTTGCTCAGCAAGTTGTTGATAATATTCAGCGTAATTTAGGTACAGTTGGTGTTGAACAGCAAAGTATTGGTGACGCGCCTTATAATGATAGTGTTAATAGTGAGGGTTATGATTCTCTTCCTCCTGTGTTACAGCAAGAACTTGCGGAGATGCGTGAATTCCGTAATGATATGTTGTTTCAACAGGAGCAGGCTGAGACTATTGCCGGTTTAGAGTATGTGGAGCAGGAGATTCGTCTTTCTAATCCGCATTATACGGATGATGATTTGTCAAGTATTTATGATTTGGCTTATTCTACTGATGGTGATTTGTCGGCTGCGGCTGATGCGTACCACTCTATTCAGCAGCGCGTTATGAGCGGTTATCTTCAGTCTAAGCAGGTTCCTATGGGTGCTCAGTCTATTCCTACAGGTCCGTCTAGTATTCCTCCGCGACAATTCTCGTCGTTGGATGATGCTCATAAGGCGGCTATGGAAGCGGTTCGTAACTCTTTATAATTTATAAGGAGTGTGATTTTTATGGCTGGTGGAACATTAACTACTGTTGATAGCATTCTCAAGGAGTATTACCTTGGGCCGGTGCAGGAGCAGTTGAATAATGAGGTGCTTCTTCTGTCGCGTATTGAAGCGCGTTCGGAGGATCTTGTTGGTAAGGCGGCGTTTGTGCCGCTGCATACTGGGCGTTCGTCTGGTATTGGTGCTGTTGCGGAATCTGCGGCGTTGCCTGCGGCTGGTAATCAGTCGTATGCTCGTGCTGAGTACGACCTGAAGTACTTGTATGGTCGAATTCAGGTTACGGGTCCGTCGATGGCTAAGACTAAGAGTGATGCTGGTTCGTTCTTGCAGGTTCTTAAGGGCGAGTTGGACGGCGTTCGTGCCGACTTGACGAAGGATCTTGCTCGTCAGGTGTATGGTACGGGTGATGGTGTTATTGGTACTGGTGTGCCTGACGCTACGACTGCTACGACGCATACGATTACTCTTGATGACTGGGAGCCTTTGAAGAAGGGTCAGTTATACGTTGGTCAGGCAATTAACTTGTTTGTTGCTAGTACTGGTGTTGCTGCTGCTCAGACTGACTTTGTTATTTCGGCTGTGTCGCTTGTGGCTGCTGCTACTTCGACGATTACGGTCACTAGTACGAGTGTTGCTCTTACTGCTGTATCGTTTGCGATTACTCGTAATGGTACGGTAACTGAGGGTAAGAATCGTTTCAATAAGAATAGTCGTTCTAATGAGATTGACGGGCTTCGTCGTGTCGTTAACTCGTTTACGCCTACGAGCGCTTCGGCTGCTGATGGTACGCTTGGTACTACGGCTAAGTCGGGTTCGCTTGGTAAGATTGACGCTTATACGTCAACGTATTGGGACAATGGTCGTCTGTTCGGTGCTACACCGGGTACGGCTGAGGCTCTTACGATCATGCGTGTTCAGCAGGGTATTAATACTGCTCGACAACAGGGTGCTATGCCTACTGCGATTATTACGTCGCTTGGTGTGCAGCGCGAGTTCTATCGTCTGCTTCAGGCTAATCAGCAGTTCGTTGCTCCGGGTACTACGGATTATGCGTCGGGCTTTAGTACGCTGACGTATAATGGTATGCCGGTTATTGCTGATCTGGATGCACCGTATGGTAAGATGTACATTCTGGACGAGTCTACTATTAAGGTATTCTCGGATCAGGATTGGCACTTCCTTGATGGTGATGGTCAGACGCTTCGTCAGGTTGCTGGCTATGATGCATATGAAGCAGTCATGGTTCGTTACATGAATGTTGGTGCTACTAATCGTAGCAAGAACGTGGTCATTAACGATATTAATGTTAATGGTGCTGCTGACGCTGGTATCTAATGTGTTGTTTGGGAGAGGGGCTTTGCCCCTCTCCCATTCTTATATTGAAAGGATTGTTATGCCTAAAGATTTAGAGAAGATTCGTAAGGATATTATGAAGGCTAATCCTAATATGAAGGAGTCTTTGGCTTATGCTCTTGCTACTAATATTTTGAAGAAGCGTAAGGCTAAGCGATGAGTACTACTGCGTATAATCGTTATGCTATGGGTCGTTGGAAGCGTAGGCGGGGATTATGAGTCAAGCATGGACTCGTAAAGAGGGTAAGAATCCTAGTGGTGGTTTGAATGCTAAGGGACGCGCCTCTTATACTAAGGGTACTTTGAAGCCGCCTGTGTCTGCTAAACAGGCTAAGAAGAGTCCTACTGCTGCTGGTAGGCGTAAAAGTTTTTGTGCTCGGATGAAAGGCATGAAGTCTAAGTTGACTAGCGCTAAGACTGCTAATGATCCGAATAGTCGTATTAATAAGAGTTTAAGGAAGTGGGATTGTTAAGGTGAAGATTTATATTCCTGGTCGTGGTAGTGTTGATTCTGGTGTGTATAAGGTTGATGCTGCTGTGCGTAAGTATAATGAGCGTCTTAGTTTTAAGTTGAATGAGGATACGCAGGAGTATTGTATTTATATGCGTATGCCGCGTCCTGAGCCTGATCTTCCTATTCTTGGGTTTGGTCGTGAGGTTCCTCATCCTGATGCTGCTTGTAAGAAGTTGTGGGAGTCTGATACTATGATTCATGGTGATAAGATTCTTAATGATATTCTTAAGTCTCAGGAAGAGTTTAAGAAGATGCTTAATTATAATGCGGATCAGGCTAGTGGTGATTCTGCTGAGCGTGTTGAAAAGTTTTTGCGTGGTAAGGGGCATAGTCCTGTTGTTAAAGTATTTCCTAATGATAAGAAGGGGGTGGTTGCTAGTGACGATTGATCAGATGTTTGCTGAGATGGATTTGTATGGGTTTGAAGATTTTGATGATGATGCTAAACTTATTCTTATTAATGAGGCTTATTTTGATATTGTGACTCGTGAGGCTTGGCCTTTTATGGAAGGGCTTGCTAGTATTGTCCAGCCGTCTAATGATGATACACTTAATGTTCCTTCTGATTTTCAGGCTGTGTTGAGTCTTATTGATTCGCAGAATAATATTGTATTAGAGCCTGAGCGTAATGATGTAATTGAGAAGAATATTCGTCTTAATTCTGATAGTGGTTCTCCTAATAAGTATTATTTTGTTGGGGAGACTCTTTATTTGTATCCTTCTGATAATACTGGTACGACGTATCGGTTGTATTATATTAAGGCTCCTTCTACGTTGACGGTTGATAGTGTTGTTGCGGATATTCTTATTCCTGTGCGGCATCATAGTATTATTGTGTATGGTGCGCTTGTTAAGGCGTTTCTTGTTAATGATGATCCTCAGGCTGCTGTGTTTCAGAATATGTTTGAGTCGCGTTATATGCAGATGCGTAATGATGTTTGGATGCGTCAGTATGATCGTCCTGAGCGTATTCATGTTATTACTGATTCGCATGATTGGGCGTACTAGTTATGGCGTTGACGTATGTTAATCAGGTTGGTGCTCCAGAGGGTCTGAATCAGGCTATGCCTGCGACTACGTTGCCGGATACTTATGTGCGTTGGGCGCAGGATGTGTTGTTTGATCGTGTTGGTACTATGCGTCGTCGTGGTCCGTTTGGTTTAGTTAATCTTACTACTAGTGATGGTAGTGAAGCAAGTCAGCCTACGCCTCTTACGAGTACTACTAGTGAGAAGACGCTTGGTTTGGTGGCTACTAAGAATCCGCTTGGCGAGCAGGTTATGGCTTTGTTTGTGCATAATAATGCTGCTGATACTGTTGATCCTTCTAGTCGTGCTACTATTGCTGATGCTATTAAAGTCTATGCGTATGATTCTTCTTATCGTACTAAGAGTACTGGTACTATTAGAACGTTTGCTACGACTGATACTGATTTTACTTGTGATTCTACTGCTATTTTTTATTCTACTCCTGCTCTTGGTGGTGGTGCTTGGATTAGTGTGTTAGATAATTATACTCCTGCTTCTTCTTCTAATTCTCAGACGCTTGTGTATTGGCGCGGTGGTGTTGGTAAGGAGGCTACTGCTGGTATTACTTGTACTATTGGTGTTACTGGTAGTGGTGATCCTTCTACTTATACTGATCAGATTACTAGTAGTGCTTTGTTTGGTAATATTACTAGTGGTATGTTTGCTTTTGATGTTGTTGGTGGAGAAGATTATTATCTTGGCGTAGTAAAAAGCGTAGATTCTACTAGTGCTATTACGTTGGAGAAGAAAGCCCTTCGTACGGCTCTTGCTGCTACTAGTGACGCTGATGCTAATACTACTAATCGTACTATTAGGTTTACTAATACTCGTCCGTATATTCATAATCATGGGCGCGGCTTATTAACTTGTGCAATTCCTGCTGCTAGTGGCACTTTTACAAGCGGTAATGAAGGCGGTAGTGGCGAAGGACATTGGAAAAGTGCAGGACTAGGCGTTAACTGGGCTTTATATAAAAATAGTGATCATACTTGGGTTGGTAATATTGCTACAGTTACTAATAATGCTAGTGGTACATTAAGTAGCACACACTTTAATAGTGCTCTTACCGCGTTTGCTAATGAAGAGTATGTTGCTTATCCTGTTTCTTATACGATGAATGCTAATGCTCAGGCTAGTGTTGCTCAGCGTTCTACAGAAAAGTTTGGTGGCATATTTGCTACAACTTATCAAGGCTACCAATGGTACGCTAATTGTGGTGTAGGCAATAAGGGCAATCGTATTGTTTTTAGTGCTGCTAGTAATGCTGAAAGCGTTGACTTGTCTAAGGATGCGGCTGATAGTATTGAACTTCCCGGCACTAAAGAAATTCGAGGTATTGCTGCTAGTAGTGCTGGACTCTTAGTGTTTACTCCAGATAAGACTTTTATTATTCGTGGTAATGAGCGTAACAATTTTTCTTTGGAAGAATTATATCCTGAAGGTTGCTTGTGTGCTAGTAGTATTGTTGAGTATGGTGGTGGTGTCTTCTGGGTTGGTAAGAGTGGCTTTCTTCTTTATGATGGTGGTAGCACTCGCTTGTTAACGGGTAATAATCTTGGTGTGTTCTATACGGATAGTATTAAGAATTTTGATCCTGCTGTGGATCGTATTTATTCTTTCTTCTATAAGAATTACTTGTTTGTTTACTTTAATGTTTTTCAGACTCCGTTTACTCCTCAGCGTTATGAACCTTTGTATGTTACTGGTTGGACTACTACGGATGCTATGGCTACGTTGCAATGGTCTGCGTTGGATGATGCGTTTGAGTGGGATGATTTTAGTAATGATAATAAGGTTCCTGTGTATTGGGATTCTCAGAAGATGTATGAGACTATTGGTGCTGAAAGCCAAGGTATTGAGGCTTTGTTTGACGATGCTGTGTTTGGTTTAGACGAAACAGGCTTGTACAAGTTTGGTCCACTAAACTCTACTGATGGTATGCTTTTTGCTTTGTATCTTCCTACTGGTAGTGTCACTACGCTTAGTAATATGAATTTTCAGGGTGCTGCTATTATTGAGACGGCGAATGGTACTAATTGTTTCCTTGGTGTTACGGCTGACATTAGTGATGCTATTCGTGCTAGGATTATTGATCTTGATCCTGTTATTGATACGAACACGACTGGCAGTGATCCAATCCTAATTTATAATGCGATTAAAACAGAAGCCCTTTATCGTAAGGGTCCAGATTTTTATATTCAAACTAAAGCGTATACTGTGGGTGATCCAGTATTGAAGAAGTGGTTTCAGCGTTTAATGTTTAATATGAAACTGAATAGTGGTGCTGTGCGTTTTGATATTATTAATGATGAGGATAATGATGATATTAATATTACGTTGAAGGCGCATCGTAATTATGAGGTCTTTACTCCACAAGGATACGATTGGGCGTATGCGGAGAATATTATTTTTCCTAAGTATGAAGCGTCTAATACTACTAATTGGAGTGATGTGTCTGATCAGAATCAGTCTTGGGTAGACTTGTTTGATCCTGCGTTTGAACGATATAAGAAGCGGTTTAGTTGGCGTAGTAATAGTGCTGGTATTAGGTTGTATCAGTTGAATGATTATGAGGCTCCTAGTACTCCTGATGGTACACTTAGTTTGCCTACTACTGTTGAGGTTTCTTCTTGGAATGTTGGGTTTAAGCCTATGCGTGAGGGGCGACAATAATGGCTGAGATGCAGGATTATAATTTTTCTAATCCTAGTGATAAGCAAGCGTTTCAACGTTTTATGATTGAGTTGATGCGTAATGAGATTAACTCTTATACTAAGCAGACGCAGAATAATAATCCTAATCCTAGTGCTTCTTTGGAAGCGGGTTTGTTGCCTAGTGGTATTATTGTTCCTTTTGCTGGTGGTCCGGGTGTTACGCCTAATCCGGGGACTATTCAGGATACACCTATTGGTTGGTTGTTGTGTGCTGGTGATGCTGTAAGTAGGGGTTCTTATTCGGCTTTGTTTGCTGCTATTGGTACTACTTATGGTGTTGGTGATGGTTCTACGACTTTTAATCTTCCTGATTTGCGTGGTCGTGCTGCGTTTGGTAAAGATGATATGGGTGGTACGACGGCTTCTCGTATTACTAGTGCGGTTTCGGGAATTACTGGTACTCAACTCGGAGATTCGGCGGATAATCAAGGTGTTACCTTAACTGCCGCACAATCTGGTGTTCCCGCACACACTCACCCTCTTGCTGGAACAGGAGCAGGGGCTAATGTGGGCGCGCACACTCATCAGACAGACCTTAACATTCAAGTAAGCACTAACTTAATTGGAACAACCGGCGGTTCAAATTATCGTGTTGCGCTGCCAAGCGATACAACAGTCACACCAAGAACGTCAGATTATCTTAACAAAACTACTAATGTAATAACTCAGACTGCAACTGGTTCTCTTATTGGTAATTCGGCAGCCAGTACTGCGGCGGCAGCAACAACAATACATACTAATGTGCCGCCAGCAATTATTTTAAACTACATCATTAAAACGTAAAGGAGATTAACATGGGTGATACTAATTATTATGATTTACCATATCCTGCTAGTACTGATAAGGTTAGTTTAGGTTATCAAAATATGCAAGACTTGGCTGAGCAGATTGATACTATCCTAAATGATGCTAATATTCCTATTGTTGGTGATGGGGCTAATGTGTTGCGTACGGATACTGTGTTTGCTTCTGCTGTTATTGGTACTTATAATAATCTGGTTCTTGATCCAACTGTTGCATTGCCTAACGGCATGTTTGCGACTACTCAGACCCAGAATGATGGGTCTACTAAAGTTGCTACTACTAGTTATGTTGATACTGCTGCTTTAAACTTTACATTAGGAATTATTCCAGATAATAGTCTTACTAATGTTAAAATTAATAGTGCTGCTGCTATTGCGTACTCTAAACTTAATCTTACTACTAGTATTGTTAATGCGGATATTAGTGCTAGTGCAGCAATTGCATATAGTAAACTTAACCTTGCTTCTAGTATTACTAGTGCTGATATTGTTGATGATACTATTGTTAATGCAGATATTAATGCTAATGCGTCTATTGTTGATACTAAGTTGGCTACTATTAGTACGGCTTTGAAGGTGTCTAATTCCGCTACTACTGCGACTAGCGCTAACACGGCTAGTGCTATTGTATCGCGTGATGCCAGCGGAAACTTTACTGCCGGTACCATTACTGCAAACATCACAGGCAACGTAAGCGGTTCTTCTGGTAGCACGACCGGCAATGCCGCCACAGTTACAACTAACGCAAATCTTACGGGTGATGTGACTAGTGTCGGTAATACTACAACTATTACGGCTTTGCCGGATAGTAAACTTGCTACAATTGCTACGGCACTTAAGGTTTCTAATAGTGCGACTACTGCTACTGACGCTAATACTGCGTCTGCTATTGTTGCTCGTGATGCTTCAGGTAACTTTACAGCAGGTCTTATCACCGCAAATAGTGGTGTATCTACATCAAACGCAGTATTGTCGGGGTATTTTCGTCGTGCCGCTCCAGTTTCTACGGCGGGTGCCGCAACACACACAGTTGCCGCTACAACCTCGTACCTTTATTGTACAGCAGCGTGTACTTTAACTCTGCCAACCGCTTTTGCTGGACGAGAACTTATAATTAAAAATACTGCCGCAGGAGCCATTATATCTGCATCATCCAATGTTTATCCTATTGGATCAACGGTTGTTGGTACTGCAATTCTGGCTGCTACTGCTGGCAAGTTTGCAACTCTTGTTGGTGATGGTACCAACTGGATTATTATGCAGGCTAACTAAGGAGGCAATAAATGTCTAACGCAACAGGAACAGTAACAACAAATTATGCTTTTAAAACTCTTGACGATGGAGACATTGCAGGTAATGATGGTATCAACGAAGTAATTACTAGCATTGATACTAATCTTGCTAATGATACGTTTGTTGCTGATATGGTTATGCTTTATTTTGGGGCTACTGCTCCTACTGGTTGGACTAATATTAATTCTACTATTGTAGGGTTGCAGGCTACGCTTAGTTTGACTGGTTATATTTGGATTAAGAAGTCTTAGAATGCCTAGTACTCTTACAAGTAATCTTCAAACTGGTGGTGCTCAATACCAGACTGCTATTAGAAATAGTCAGAATGCTGTGAGTAGTCTTCTTAATCAGGCTGGTATTATTATGCCGGGTGGTGGTGCTGCTAGTGGTGTTGGTGGTGCGTTTGATCCGTATAATATGATTAGTGGTACTATGTCTCCTGAGGATCTTGCTAAGACGATTGCTGGTACGTCGTATGGTGCTGAGGGTGCGTATAGTGAGGCTTATCAGGCTGGTGGTAATATTGCTGCTGAGCAGGCTATGCAGTCGCGTAGTCGTGGTCTTGGTGGTGGTGGTCTGGCTGCTCAGCGTCAAGAGTTGGCTCTTATGCAGACTCAGGGCGGTGCTGCTGATGTTACTAAGGGTCTTGTTCAGGGTCTTGGGGAGCAGTATGGTATTAGTCAACAGGCTAATCTAGATGAGATACAGAGGCGGGCTGATGCTAAAACAGCGGCTGCTAATCTTGCTGCTGAGAGGGGTACTATTACTAATCCTAATCTTCCGACTACAATTATTTCTGTTGCTGATCGTGCAAATTATACAAAGAAGGGTACTCCACGGGGTTCTGATGTTCCTAAGAATCCTAAACCGGGACAGCCGTATAAGGGTGATGGTGGAGTAAGTTTTGTGTATCGTCCTCAGGGGCCTAAGGGTCCGGGTTGGTATACTAAGGGGTCTAATACGGCGGCTGGTTCTGGTCCAGGCCCTATTATTCCTCCGGGAACAACAGGAATATAAATAATGATTTTATTTAAGGAGGTTAAATATGGCTAAGCCTAAACTTACTCAGGCTCAGAAGGATCGTAAGTTTGCAAACAGGTATGCTGATAGGCAGGGTCGTCCTTATCGTATGGCGGCTCGTGCTGCTGAGGATGATGCTGCTCGTGGTATGACGGATGCTCAGATTGAAGCGTTGTATGGTACGCAGTATGATACTGCTGCACAAATTGCTGGTACAATTGGTTCTTCTGCGGGTATGGCTGCTGGTAATGCTTCTAGTATTCTTGGTGGTCTTGTTGGTGCTCTTCCGGGTGCTGGTTCGTATGATGTTACTGGTTTGTTGGCGGATTATACTAATGCTAATGCGGCTAATGCTGATCTTGGTAAGGTGTTTGGGGCTGCTTTGACGGCTGATATTGGTACTGCTAGGGGTGCTGGTCTTGCTGTTGCTGGTGGTCGTAGGGATGAGCGTTCTGATAAGTTGAATGCTGAGGCTCGTGCTCTTCAGATGCAGGGTGATGTTGCTGCTTCTGATTATTTGACTCCTCTTAATAATATTCTTGCTACTCGTGCTGCTCG